AGTCTACTTCTTTCTTTGTTTGGATAGTATTATCTCTATCTAGTGTTTCCACCTCAGCCAAACGCTCTTGCAAATCTGCAAAAGGTCTATTGATAATACCATTGTTATTATTAGGCATGAGTTATAATCTCATATATCCTAACTAATTGCAAGTATATAAGATAATATCTGTGGATAACTTTTGTACCATTTGGTCGCACCCTAAAACCTCCACACAAGACTTCATCAGCTTTGAACAACAACTTCCGCCTGGCCACCCGGCAAACTATTCATATCCTATACCCATGCCACAGGGGAAAGGGGCGAATGGAGAATGGAGCGACTTGCTTGGCACTTGGTTCATGAACAACTGACCACAACAAACCAACTCACGCCGGTAGCTCCTGCACGGGAATACTCTACTGTACTAACCTACTATAAATGTAAAGGCGAAATGGAGAATGGAGAATGGCACGAGGGCAAACACCCTCGCACCTAAATGAATTTATTCCTTACTTATTGAGTTTGCATTTGAACAAGAGGGAAATTCTCTGTGAGTAATTCACTCTCTTGATCTTGATCAACAATCGGCTTCAACTCGACACTTTCTACAAGCTGAGTTTTATATTGAGAGTATCTCAAAGGCTCTTTGAGTTTAAACTCTGCACTGTTGAACTTGTAATATGATCGTCTGATGACGTTCATCTTATGTTCAAGACCTTTGAGGACTTTTTCTTCCTCGCCGACAAAAGACTTAACTAAGTCTTTTTGTTCTTTCAACTTCGAACTAATGAAGTTATTTAGAATAGTTAGTCTTACTAACTTGTCTATTTCTTTCTTTTTGTTCATGTTGCCTCCTTTGGCTTATTATTAATATAATCATAATCCTAACTAATTGCAACTATTTATTTAATTTATCTGTGGATAACTTTTTCTGACCGAATCATCTTCCACCAACTCACGCCGTCCCGGGACAGCTCAGGATCTTCACACACATACCCTTTTAGAATCGAAAGGGGAAATGGAGAATGGAGACCACGATCCAGAACAGCAGGAGCAGCGCCCAGCTCCCCAACATTTCACGGAACACTGCCCCAATACCAAAAGGTATTTTGGCGATGGACAACGATACCAAAACCCCGACCAGGACAGCGACCGCAAAAAGTATTAGAACGCTTGGCACTTAATGGTTGTCAGCAAATGGAGTTTCCGCATCAGCCCACCCTGACCTTATTTCATCATCCAACTCCTGTTGTCTCTCGTCATCTTCCCAATCTGCACAGATGCCACGGCACACTTCTTCCGCAGCCCACCAGGCCAGCAGGTTGTGGAGCTGCGTCTCTGATCCGACTTCTTTCGATCCATTAAATGTCACGATCAAATGGAGAATGGATGGTTCTCCCATGTCATCCGCCATGTCACTTAATCTTCGCCAAATCTCCTCTTTATATTTTTCATAAAAGGCACAGGTGTCGGCGTAATAAATCAACTCCGAGATTGTTCCCCCAGCACATCCGTGTTCCGCTGTGTCCTTGATGGTACTTTTCTCCTGAGTGTCTAGGAGCCACTCGAGAATGGAGTCTTGTTTAAAGTCTATGGCCATTTGGAATCCCCCTTGCAATCTTCTTTGCATTGTAATACATCTCTCGATATTCTCTCAGACTCACGAACCAGGGAACACGGAGCCAGCCGTGTTTCTGTAAGAGTATGTGTATAATGTGATCGTATTTATAATTATTCATCTTTGACCTCCTCGCAATCTACAAATGTTGAATCAACAAAACGCTCATTTAATACTTGATCTTCGTCATAGCATTGCCTGACGGCTTCAATGGCTTCGTCTCTGTTCTCTGCTTGTACTTTGATATCCTTACCAACAGACTCACAGATTGTCACTTTAAACGTTTTCATCTTTCGCCTCCTCTGCTTCTGCAGTGAAATAGTCAGATAAATTTTGACTGACTTCCATCAGTGCCAGGCTCTCGGCTTCGCTTTCGTTCTCTGCTTCATAAACCAGGTTGAATTGATTCACCCAATCTTGATCGACAGACAACGACACTTTAAATTTTTTCATCTTCTTCTCCTTTGCTTATAATATATATAATCCTAATATCTTGGGATGTCAAGAGCAAACCGAAACTTTTTCAGAGAACCCTGCTGTACCAGAAATTACCAGCCTGGGACGCCGGGCTGCAGGCATACCCTTAATACAAGAACCTAATGTCATGGTCGCAATGGGCAATGGGCGATGGAGAGTGGGTGGCGACCCGAGGACTTCGAGTCGCCGATTGTTAAGTTTGGCTAACTAAACAAAGAAGGAAGAATTATGCAGTAGCACACAACTACCCTGCTGTCAACTGTCAGGAGAACCAGCTCCCGGGGCTGCACAACCATCTGCAGCCTGGACAGCCGGGATGGAAATCTTCTTTAATGGGCAATGGACGGTGATTCGTGGAAATGGACGCTAATGGAGCTTGTGACTTGGCACGCTGTCAGGAGTCCAGCACCCGAGCATCATCAGGAGCTGCGCCCAGTCAGGAGCCCGGGATCCAGGGCCAATGGAACAAAGATAGGGCTTTTGGTCAATGGACGAGGGATCATTTAAGGGTCTTCGAAAGAGGGTCCTTGGCAAGTACGAACACAGGACAACCTTCAGAATAATGTCTGTTAATCCACGCAATTTGATGTGCTGAGAAGTTAATTTTATTATTGACTATTACTTTTAACTCGACCCAAAAGCCTCGTTTATAATAACCAAACAAATCAGGAATACCTAATCCCGTTGAGCTTTCAATTCTTGTCCAAATTACTGATTTTGTGTTATTTTTTAACTGTTTCCAGAGATTCTTCTCTTCCGCCATGCTTAATTACCCAGCACCTTTCTTCTTCTAAATCAACCATCAATAACTCCACCTTTAATTTCTTCTGTAATGGGGTCAATGCTCGGTTAATTAACTTTCCTTTTTTCTTCCCTTTTGCATACTTCAATGATGTTTTCACATCATACAAATGGATATTACCCTTCTTATCAATAGCCACAATATCGACACAACCTGTATCATGAATCGTCTTGAAGACTAGATTCCCCTTCTTCAATAAGTAGGTCATCGCCAGGCTCTCCGACAATTGTCCCTTCAGATGTGTCTTGGTCAATAACTTCATATTCCCCTGGAATGGATAGTTTTTTTCTAAGTTCATTTAACTTCTCCTCAACCTCTCCAACTGACATAGAATCAATCGTGCCATGCATGACTTCTTTCCTATCAACATAGAGTCCAGCCGCCATACCTCGATACTTTTCAGCAGCAATTGCACCAGTAAAATTACCAGCTTTCTCGGCAGCATCTCTCAACTCTGCCAGCTTTCTAATATGAGATTTGTAGGAAATGGAGTATCTCCTAGCTAACTCAGCTCTCCTGCTTTCTATTTCCTCGACCACATGAGGATAATATTTGGGGTTCTGCAATGCGCTTGCAGTCACTGTCGCTGTCGATTCAGCGTATCCAGCGTCCAAAGCACACTGTTTTGCTGTCTGCAAATGCCCTTTTTCGATGAAAATATCGACAAATTTCATCTGTTTTGGGGTTAATTCGAGCATTTTTTCGCTTTTTTCAGACATGTTTTTTCTCCAATCTTAACAATTGACCTCCAAAAAACCCTTATTTTTCAACAAACTGTGTAAATGGAGGGCAACATATTTACAACCGTATGACAACTTATTTACAGCGGAAAGCGTTGATATATATATATTTTTACAATATTGTAAATATGTAAACCGATTTCGCTGATTTTTTACAAGTTTAGATTTAATTTCTGTAGAATAATATATATAGTTTGACGTATGAGATTGGTCCGTGTTTCGTGGCTCGATACTGTTGAGCATCCGTCTGGTTGGTATGACCCCGAGGATCTTGATACATTGGAAGATGCCTGTGTTGTTCATAGCTATGGTCTTGTCCTTAAAGAAACGGAAAAATCAATTACCATTGTGGCTGACTTTATTCCCGGTACAAAAGAGTTTGGTCGGTCGACCGTGATTCCTAAGGGAATGATAGAAGAAATAGTGGACATTTTCGATCCTACTAATGAAGCGTAGCAATTCCTCCCATTGCAAAGGATTTTGGAAAAACTTCAGGATTATATCTTTTTGCTTGTTCGAATGCCATAGCGGGATTCATGCCATTTCCGACAAGGTTATTGTATAAATTCAACTGTCCAGGCGTTAAACCGAGGTTTTGAGGGCCCTGAGCCGTGGTCCCTGGTCCTTGAGATCCTGTAAAAAAATTTTGGACTCCCCCAATTAAATCTTTAGCTAAGTTCATCATCGGTGATCCCTTTTCCGCTAAATCACTAACAAAAGCTCCTGCACCACGGCGAATATCACCCATAAACTGACCAAAGGTCGGCGCCATGGCTGTAAGCTGTGGTTCATTCATACTTAAAATTTGTTGTCCCGCTAAGGGTCCTTGCGTAAATCTAGGAGCAGGACCTTCTCCTGCATATTGAGTAAACGCACGATAATCTTTTTGTTTGGCAAGATAGCCTGGAATGTCCGCTGCTCTTTGAAATCGATTGGTAATGTTTCGAATATCGGCTAAGGGAGCAACGCCACCACCGAGTCGATCATAGTATTGCATTCTTGATCGAGAAGAAGTAGTCGGTGCAAAGACACTTTGTTGCCTAGAGGTCGGCACGTTAGGTTTAGATTTTAGGACAATGTTCGGACCATCATTACGATCACGATCTCTATCTCTTGATCCAAAACCAAATTGCCCGGCACTAATGCCAGGATCTTGAAAAGAAGGAACACTACGTCTTACGGATCTGTATTCTCGAGTGGGACGATTGGGAGTGGGTCTTGAACCACCTGGATCTGTAAAACCTAAGGCCATTATTTTTTCTTCTTTCGGGTAACCACGATCTTACCATCTTTTTCCGTGACTTTCATTCCTGCATCTTCCGTATGCTTTTTCAATTGACGATACTTTTCTGCGGGAGTGAGTTTAGCCATTATCTTTTATTCATACCTCTTCGGCGTGATGTTAATTTACTTAGGGAACGTTCTCTAATAGGTCGAAGAGGGCCTAAAGGATTTTTTCTTGTTCTAGGAGTTGTGGGACGAGTGCCTGGATCTTTAGGGTTAGGCATCTTACGAGGCATTTTCATTTTGTATTTTTCAATATCTATTTGAGTAATTCTACGATCCCTAGGCTTGTCTTCTCTAATCATGTTTAATAATTTTTGTGCAGCGGTGGCTGACATTCCTTGAGACATTAATTTAGCCATGCCTGGAACACCCATTTTCCCTTTGGTTTTAACAGTAGGTTTCTGTCTTGGTGAGTCCTTTACAACACCTTTAGGCCCTGTGGTTTTAACAGTAGGTTTCTGTCTTGGTGAGTCCTTTGGAACACCTCTTAATCCTTTTGTCTTTTTTCTTTCCATTGTAATCTCCTTGGTCCGTGGTTCGTGGTCTTTTGACCTTACATAACTAAGAACATAACAAAAAAGAATGTCAATATCAAAGATTTATTGACTTTTGAAAACGGACTTTGATACAGTGGTTGGTACGCACTAACGCATATGAAGGAGGTTCAACATGCAAGAATTAGAAAAGAAACTAGAAGAAGCGTACATTGTTATTGCTCTGTTACAGGCCAGATTAGCTGAAAAGAAGGAATAACTCTAGGTGGTCCGGGGGCTTTGGTCAGCGACTAAAGCCTTACTACCCTGGGTCACAATATCATTCCACTCTTCATGCGTGAATTCATCTTTACTTCCATCTCGATAAATTACCCGATACATTATTTTTTCTAACATTTCAGGCGGATCGGAGATTTTCGTAAAGATTTCCACTGCTCTTACAATATCTCTTATCATCTTGGGAAAGATAACACATTTCCATTCTTTAGTTTACTTAATTTTTGAATAATCATGCGCCGAGTGGCTTCCTGTAAATCCTTGGTATCGCCCACGAGTTCGTGGTCCCAAAGGTCAGCACAGGCTCGTAAAGCCTCGACTTTCTCGTCATTATTCTTAAAAAAGCTCTTCTCATGCTCGATGAGATCCAGAACCATGCGTCGGGATATTAACGACTCCATGTCCTCGGTGATCATTGTGATGTTTGCCATGAGATGATTCTATTGAAGAATTTGGGTTTGTAAAATAAGTTTTACCCATTAATTTTTCCAATCTCTTTCGTTCTTTTTTTCTTCG